AAAACGCCTCTAAAGCGTTCCTATGGGCTTTGGGGAGGGTTTCTGTTTTGGGGATTTTCTTGGCAAAATGAGAATAGTTCTCATTTGCGTTTGGCAGATTTCTTCTGGTGGTAACACCATTGGCGGTACAGCTTTTCTTCCTTGGCATAGGCTTCGATTTCTTGCGGCTGTTCATCATATTCAATAAGGCTGGTGTCAATACCTCTCCACCATTCCTTGTTGTTCACGACATACAGGTCACCCGTTAGGTACTGTTTGGCATGTACCAGCTCATGGGCAATGGTCTTGTACAGGTTTACTGAATCTTGGTTCCTGTTGATTTCTATCCTGACTATTCCATCTTCCATCATGTCTTTATTATCACAGAAACCAAGCCAGCCCAAACGAACATATTTCTTAACGGTTATCCTTATGTCAACATAGGGATATTCATTGATGCCAAGCCTATCCATGCAGAAACGAATAAACTCTCTGCACTCGGCTCGCTCTTGGCTATTAAATGAACCAGCCATTAATTTCATTGTTGTTCTTTTCATGATTTATATTTATGACTTCATTGCCTCTCTGGGAAAATGGAGAAACCAAGTCAACAACACAATGCCCACAGATGTCTGCAATGATTCTCTTGCCGATAGTGTTGCCGTTATTGCCATTATTGCCATTATCAGAATGTACTCTAACATCCACATGCAGGAAGTCTGCTACATCATCGGTCTGTTGCGATGCACTATATTCTGTCATGCATCTGTCGCAGGTGATGGTGTCCAGTACATTCATGGGTTCACAACGAGTTATGGATTTATAGGTTTTCATATCGAGGCACCTCTTTGCATTTGTTTGGCTTGTTTCTTTTGATGTCATTCATGTCAAGTGCATGTTCAACAAGTTCCATCAGTCGGTCTGGTTGGTCTGCATCGACACAGGCAGTATCATCTCCATAGGGATAGATTGTCCAGATGGGTTCCAGACCAAAACCAATATCACATTCCAGAATAGCATGAACTTCAACTTCACCTCTCCTGATACTGATTTTTGCCAATTGCATTCCCAAGGGCGGAGATATGCGAATTTCGCAGTCGGCAGGAACTTTCAGGTATGGCATGTATTTCATCCAATCTCTATAACATAGTCTCTCGTCTATTTTATAGATATCAATTGCCGACTCTGTAAAACCCATCTTGTCAAAGTCTATCTTGGGATACTTCAGCTTTGTACTTCGCCTGACGATACTTTTCTTCTGGCTATTAGCAGTCATCGAAATTCAACTCCTTAAATTGGTTAGTATCACCATGTCGTTTCATCCTGCTACCGAAACCAGACTTGTCGAAAGCAGGAACATCTTCGTCGTTTTCTTTTGTCTTTCCGCTTCCATCGATGATTCCATTATAGGGTTGTGCCACGTCATATAGCCTCTGGTGTTCCTTGTCGACACCTATCACAAACTTCCTGTCTTTTGCCTTGTCTCGAATACGGTTCTTGATTTGTTTAATCAGGTACTGGTTCAGTTCTTCAAGTTCTTCCGTCTGGATAACAGCCAACATGATATCGACCGTTTGTGGAAGACCAAATGATTCGGCAGTATCATCCAAATCAATATCACTATTGTTTTGACCACCACGATTGGTCTGTGTGGCAGTGATAATTGGCAATTCGGATTCTATAGCCAGACCACGCAATTCTTCGGCTATCATCTTGACATAGGTATTGGTATTAACCTGACCACCCAACTTGACCCTCGAACTGCAACAGATATTGATATAGTCGATAAGAATGACATCCGGAACAAATTTCTTCTTCAGTTTCAACTCATTCAACAAATGCCTGAAGTGACCCACATGAGCAGAACTGGTAGGGTACTCCTTGACAATCAGCTTGCCATGGGTCTTGGTTGCGACACGCTTGTCGAATCGATGCATGTAGGTAACCTTGTCTGTCTTGCGTAGTTCGTCTGAAGTCAGGTTCAGCAGGTTCACGTCAACACGTTCGGCAATCTTTTCTTGCGAATCTTCCAGTGTGATATACAGGACATTCTTGCCCATCACAAGCCACGACGCTGCCATGGCAGACATGATAAGAGATTTACCTACGTTGGTTCCTGCCAGAAAGACCGATACAGTTTTCTCAGGAAAACCACCATTGGTAATCTTGTTGAACATTTCCAAATCAGTAGGAACCCTGCCAAGATTTTCGAAATAGGATTCGAATCGTTGTTCAGCATTCTCGACATAATCATGACCTATATTGGTGTCGAACGTAACGCCAAGGGCATCACTCAATAATTGGGGTATGGCATTCTTGCTTGTTTTCTTGTCGATACCTTCATAGACATTGATTGCTGCCTGTATTGCATTGTGTATAGCAGCATCCTGACACCACTTCTCACTTTCAGCAAACAACCAGTCTTTGGATTGCTTTACGCCGATATCAGAAAAGGATTCTATTTCCTTGACGATGTTCTCATAGTCTTCAGCAATCAATTCATCATTATTGAACGCAATGACTATGGCTTCTTTTGTGGGATTGATATTGTACTGGTTGATGTAATCCCTTATCTTGTTGAAAATCCTTCTCTCGGTTGCATCAGAGAAGTATTCTGCTTTCAGGAATGGAAAGACATCCCTGACATAGCTCTCACTCTCTATCAGGGATTTTAGTATGATGGATTCAAAACGGTTCGATAGCATTTATTTCGCCTTGTTCTTCTGTAAGAAGATGAACCAGAATGTCTCCGGTTATCTTAGTAAATGCAGAAGATTGTACATCACGATTCTTTGGGTTGTCAAGAATATAATTCTCAAAGGACAATCTTCCTTCACCCATCCTTACTCGAAGATAATGATACAACACGCCCTTGAAGTGACCACGAACAATCTTCACACAAAGGAAATTGGGTGCCCTGTCATCGGGCACCATTTCGAACATATCAGCTATTTTCTTCTTGAACATTGATTTCATCAAAACCATCCTCACTAAACTCCGGCGCTTCGCCCTTACCATACAGGAAGTAGGTCTTGGCATATTCATCAATCTTGTCCAGAACTTCTTTGGTGAAGAACTTCTCTGGGTTCTTGATAATAACGGATTCAAAGTGTTTTGTGCCATCGGGCATTTCATACTTGGTCGATACCTTCTTGAATGCACCACAGGCTTCTGCCAATGGCAGCAATCCATAGTAACGGTCAAGACCACGGTCATAGTGCAACAGGATGTCTACGCTTCTTCCTTCGCGGGTGAACCTTGACTTTTTCATCGTGGCGGTGATTTCAGAACCTGACTGTTCGGTATCAGCCTTGTTATCTTTGAACTTGCGTTTGCTCAGGTAGACTAATTGGCTTGCGGCATACTTCATACCAGAACCACCACTGATTTTCATGGACTCACCATAGCCACCAAGGTTGGCATAGGCGTGTGCGGTGATGAACATCGGTATTTGATATCGACCCAGTTTCAGAGTCAGAACCCTGAATGTGGATTTAGCCACCTGCAATAAGGTGAAGTCTTTGGTGTCATTACCTTCAGATACCTTTTGTGTTTCGGCAAGGCTTGACAACATACCAAAAGAGTCCAGTGCAAACATCAAAGGCTGGCGTTCTTCTTCGGGAGTGTTCTTGACTTCTTCGAGGATGTTGAATGCCTGTGTTCTGAATTCCTGTATAGTAGCAACCGGAATCAACATGAATCGGTTGACATCTATCCCACGGTCAGCCAACATTTCGGTGTCGATTGCAGCTTCAGAATCGAAGTATGCCACAATACCAGTCTTGTTGGTATCCAAGAAGTGTTTGACACATGCCAAAGTGAAGAATGTCTTACCGGTTGATTCTTCGCCTGCCCATCCTATAATCTTGTTGTTCGGCGTTCCTTTATAGATTGAACCAGACAATAACGCATTCAATGCATAGCTGCCAGTATCAATATAACCAAGGGTATCAAACTTTTCCTTATCGTTAGCCAGACCAGCAAATTCGTTGTTGGTCGATTTAATCAATCGTGTCAGGAATGAACTCATTGTATTTCTCCGAAGTCAAATTTTTGTTGGATGGTTTTGTCATAGTGTTGCGGCTTGCCATGAATCGCCACGATTTCATCAAATGAAATGGGATAGCCGTTTAATGGTTCAACGCAGACACAAATGTAGTTTGGGTCGTTTATGTAGTTCTGGTGTACATGACCATGGATGTTTTTTCTCCCGCGCAACTCGGTCGGGTGTATGGGCGCGTGACTGAGCCAGAAACCTTTATGGAACATGAAGCCATGCACCTTGTTAAAGTGTCTCAGATAGTCATGCAATGGGAAGTCATCATGGTTACCAATGATAAGGTGTCGTTCTCTACAACGCAACTGGTCGAGCATAGCCAGACCCTTTCTCGACATGGCAACATCACCTAACACAAACAGTTTGTCATGCTTGTGTACACGCGAGTTGATTTTGTCAATCAAAATCTGGTTGTGTTCCTCGACCGTTGCACCATCACGATATTTTCCCGCAAACTTCAGGATATTCTCATGGTCTAGGTGCAGGTCGGATATAAAGTATGTCGCCATATCATTTTTTCTTTGCGAATTTCAAAAGGCTTCCCCTTGCTTCGGCTTGCCAACCAATGCAGTTAAGAACAGCTTTCAGGGGTTCGAGGTAAGTTTTCTCAAATTGTAATTCATAGTCAATGTAATTGTCTAGTCCAAACTCAGGCGGAATCGTGTCGATAAAAGCCAACACATTTTCGCGAATCGGGTTAGGTTCCTTCATGTAGACAAAACGAATCCTGTCGGTTTCGTTTATCTTGGAGTATTTTTTCGATACACCATTCTTTATCAACAGGTGATTATATAGGATGCTTCCCCTGACATGTATTGGAGTGCCTTTCACATATAATCCACTATTGGTATTGTTGACATATTTTGTCAGGTTGTTCAGACCACGAGGAAAGGCAATCTGCTCAGGTGCCATTTCAAAAAACTGCTTCTTGAATGTCTTGATGTATTTCTGGACATCCTTCTCGGTTCCATTCAACATAAGCCTGACCGCATCCTTCATCGAACTGCGACAGACTGCCGGTGTCGAAGACTTGATGATTTCGATACCCATGATTTTCAGTTTTGGTTCAGCATAGCGAACCCCCTCTGAGTCATAGACATTCATGATATATCGCTTCTTGCCCTGCCAGATTGCTTTATCGGCAAGACACTCTCGTTTCATGCTCATTTTCTGTTCAAACGCATTGACATAATCTGCCAACTTGTCATAGCCTGCATCTATCACAGGCTTGATTTTTTCTTCACAGACCTTATCCATGAAGTTTATCACCTGTTCTGTTGTTGGGTTCTTTCCGGCGAATGTTCTGTCAACCAGAGACTTCATGCAGACATAGTTCGAATCGGTATCCACATAGATGACATACTCAACACCTTCGGTCTTCAGAACTTTGTTCATGTACTGGTTGATATGTTTCTCGACCCAGCGAATCGACAACTGACCCGCAGTCGTGACAGCGGAAGCCTGACGAACATCATAGAATCGGAAAAAATTGTTTCCAACGGCACCATAAGCCGAATTGAGAGTGACCTTCATTGCGTTCTGCAACAACTTGTAATGAGACTGTTCATCCTTCCACCTGCGTTTTTCTTCTGGTGTTGTTGCCTTCAATGCATTGGTTTCGGCTTCCAGCATTTTTTGTTTGTAGGCTTTACGTTCATTGTACATGCCCTGCAACATCTTCGGCAAGAAACCTTGAACATCGGTTCTAAAAAATTGACCATTTGGGGTCATGGTCAGGTTGTACTTCTTCAGCATCGACAGGTCATGTTCTTCATTCAGCAATGAATCAACAGATACAGAACCTATACCAGCTCTCAGTATCTTATTGACATCATGTGGCTCAACAAATGTCTCAGGCGATATATTGTATTGCATCATCAGGTGAGGATAGAGACCATCCAAGTCAAAGCTGGCTACCCATTCATATAAGCCAGCGACAGGCTCCTTCACATAGGCACCCTCATACTTAGAATCCTTCGACGATTCCATCGGCTGTGGTATCACAATGTTCTGTGTCATTAACTCATTGTATATCAAAGCATCCCACATGCGAACCTGAAAGAATGGGTCTTCCAGATTTATCTTTGACATGTATGCCAGCATAAGGATTGTCTGGATGATTTTCAGTGTGTGTTCCAGTTTGCCGATAAGTGCAACGTCTTGGATGTTGTAGTCGACAAACAATTCATAATTTCTGATATACAGGTCATGTAAAGACTTGTAACCAAGTGACTGGTAGTCCACCTTATTCTCACCAAGCTCAACCTCAGCGATATAATCCAGTTTGTAGGATTCACGCATGACCAACCTGAACTTTTTATATGCCGCCAGATAGTCGATTGATGATATACCAAGAATGTCATACTCATACTTGGTTTCATCTTTACCGAAAGCCGACTTGTATTCTCTCTCATGGATGATTCCCCAAGGCGACATTTGCTCGGTCATCTTCTCACCAAGAACCTTGTACATCCTTCTAATCAGGTAAGGTATGTCGAAACCGTCTGTATTCCATCCAGTGATGATATCAGGATAGCGTTCTGACCATCGATTCTTGAATGACATCAGCATGTCATATTCGCTATGGCACTTTACAAATTTGACATCATCGGCTTTGGGTTTATAGTCTCCTGTTCCATAGACCCAAGTAATGCCATTCATTCGACAACCTATCAGGGTTATCTCTGAATCGACGGTGTGCATGTTTGGGAAACCGGAAGATGAATCAACCTCAATATCCAGTTCGGCTATGCATAGTTGATTGATATCCCACTTGACAAGTTTGTCAGGATACTCTTCACCAAGAAACTGGTACTGCCATTTGGCATTACCGAAGATTTCAAAACCATGAACGTCTTCATATTGCTTCATGAATTTTTTGCAGTCGTTGATATTGCCACATTTTATTTCCTTGGCGTATCGACCATCGATGGTCTTGAATTCGGTTGGGGTGTTTGAAGCCAGATAGAGTGTAGGATGGAAATCCACTTTGCGTGAATGGGAAACTCCGCTTTCTATCCAACGATAAAGAATCTTGTTTCCATAGGCTCTAGCATTGGTATAAAAACGCATATCAATATCCAATAATATATGATGGGTTGCCACTATAACATGGCAACCAACAGATTACAATCAAACAAAAATGTTTGGACTACTCTTCGACCGAATCGGGTTTCTTGTTCCCGATTTCATACTTGGTGACCAACTTCCATTGGTCTTTGGTCTTGTATGGTATGATTTTAATTTCATCCATGGTAGAGACCGGCTCGTCTGGCTGTCTGTTGACGACCTTCAGTAGACCCCACTCTTCAAGAAGGTTCGCTATCTTGTTGCGCCTTGCCAAATCAGACTCGACGAAATTCGATGGAAGTCCATCCAGTGCAAACATTTCCTTGAAGTGTACAAGATAATACTTGCCTCTTTTGTGCAGTATATGGCACGATTGATAAAGTGTCTTCGACCTCTTTGATGCTATCCCAATCCTTGACAGGGTTTCCTTGACCTTTAAAAAGTCTTGGGGGTCATTCAGTTTCACTTCAAGCATCTTGTCAATAATATGGTTCATGATTTTCCACCTTTTTCTGTTCTTATTCTTATGCATTCAATATCATCCTGCGTGAGTATATTTAGGATATCCTTGGCTTTGGTATTGCTGCATTGATAGAACAGTTTCACTAATTCAAGATTTTTTTCCTGCTCAGGCTTTAACCATGGCGCAAAACGCTTCCTTGGTCTCACTGTGCCCAGATAGAAACCATACTGGGCTTTCTTGCTCATGTAGGGTCTCATGTTCATCTCATTGGCAATCATGATGGTATCTTGGTGACCTGCCATACAACGATTTATGATGTATGGTTGGTACTCCTTCACGGCTTGTCTGGCATCATCCGAATCGCCTTCCATCAGGTTCGTCTTTGATTGGTTTATGCTTGTCAGGTAGTCAGTTAATTTTGGCATCACACAAACTCACATTGCATCATGATTTCAACAAGCAATGCCATCAGGTTCACTTGTTGGTCTGGTACAAAGGCGGACTTGTATTGATAGTCGGCAAGCAACACGTCTGCCATCGGCTTTGACTGGTTGTTCAGCTTGGTGTGCAGTGCATTGCTCAGTCGACCATAGAATACTGACGGGTCTATGTCTGGGTTATCGGCAAAGACCCACTTCCTTACAGATTCATACTTCTTGGATTTGATGTGTTCAATCAGGTCATCTACCTGAACATCCTTCAATGAAGATAGTATGCCAGTATCAATATTGCCACCAGAACTTTTCGAGTAACGCTGCAACTCATGTATACAACGTCTCAGGTCTGGGAAATACTTCATGATAACTTCGGCTATGACAGCCTTGTCATATGAGACTCCTTCCCTGTCTAGCATGTGGGTGATGGCTTTCAATGAAGACACCAACATATGCTTCTTCTCTTGAGACGATATCGTAAAGTCCACATTGGCACAACGACTCTGGATAGCATCCATCAGCTTGTTGCGATGGTTACAGGTCAATATGAAATGGCATCCGATTTTCGAGAACTCTTCCATCACGCCACGCAATGCAGGCTGTGCCGAATTAATATTCAGGAAGTCGGCTTCATCCAGAATGATGACCTTAGCCTTTCCCTTCTTGGATGTGTTCAGACTCTTGGCTGTAGCGAAACGGCGAATCTGGTTACGCACCATATCAATACCATTGTCTTCACTGGCATTGATGAACATATGGTCAAGACCAAGCTCTTCGCATAATGCGAGTGCTACTGTGGTCTTGCCTGTTCCTGCACTACCATAGAGCAAAAGTGACTGAGACAATGTTCCCTCTTCAACCAGTTTCTCAAAGAACTTCTTTGGTTCGGATGGTAGTATGCAGTCTGATACTTTGTGTGGTCGATAGATATCGACCCACACATTGGGCTTCAATGTAATACTCATGATAAACTCCTACAACAACTCAGTGGATGAAATACAATCAGGCTTCTTCAAGTGCAACCAGATATGTAAGGCTTCCATCGGAGTTACTGATTTCGAGCATACCTTCATCAGAGATTTTTACATTGTAATCAGACAGTATCAGTTTCAGGTTTTCTGCCTTGACTGTATGACTGAATGTCTTCTCGGTTTCACCAACAGTCAGTTCATATTGGTTACTGAACTTGTTCTTCGGGTCGGTGGCAACCAGAGTGATGGATTGTCCATCTGCATTGATACCAATGTCTTCAAGCTGCATGACCGAACAGGCTTTCTGCAATGATGACAATTGGTCTTTGGTGATTGAGAACTCTGCATCCACGCTTGGGATTTCCAGTTCTTCTTCTGGGTAGGTGATGTTGTTCACATCAGTGAAACGATAGCGAACCGATGCGCGACCCTTCTCTTCACGAATGGTCACAAATTCGCTTTCGGTATCCTTGCTGAATTCCAGTACAGGTGAATTGAATAGTGACAATGTGCTGAGGAACTCAGACAGGTCATAGATGGCAACATTCTCAGGGAAGTTTTCTGCAATCATTGCCTTGGCATAGATGCCACCGGCTTCTGATATGGTTGACAGAGGCTCACCATTTCGCAGCATGATACTGTTATTGATTGTCGAAAAATTCTTCAACAGTTGTACGGTTTCATTGGAAATTTTCATACTCATTTTATAGCTCCTTCAGCTAACAGTTTTACTAAGTCTTTGCAGTTATCTTTCAACTGTTCGATTGACCAGTTGTTGTATAGTACCACATCTTCAGGCTGGATTGCAACACCATTCTCACTGGCATGTTTCAATACGGACTCTATGCCTTCACGCTTGACGTGTATCAGCTTGCCTCCCATGTCACGAATCCATTTGGCTTCATTCTCGAATCGTACATCAGTGACGATAAGTGAACCATGTTTGTCCAGCATCATCTCAGCACGTTTAAGCCAGATGTCATCGCGTATCAGGTTTCTTCCCCATTCGGTTCCCAGTGTTTGGTAAGCATAACGAGGCGACACTCCCCAGAATGGGTCTGCAACCTCTTTCAGTTCACCATCACTATGGCGCGAATCCCAGCCAAACAATTCGTTACAGGCTTGCTTGATTGGTGATGCAAGTGCATAGGTCGGGCAACCAATAAGTTCAGACAGGAACCTGCCTGTGGTGTCTTTGCCGCTACGGGCAAGACCAGATAGACCAATGAGTTTTATCATGTTTACTCCTTATGTGAAAAAAGGCGTTTAGTCTCCCAAACGCCAAGTGAGGATTTTTTACTGACTGGCGATTACCAGTCGAGAACATCTGCCTTTGGTTCATCGGCTTTCGCCTGTGCGATTTCAGAACCAAAGTTTTCATCTACTGCCTTGTAGAAGTCAAGCAAGGCAACCTTGGTATCATCATCGAAACGCTCGATGGCACCTTCGATAGCATCTTTCTTGTCTCCGAAGATTGAGAAAGATTCAAGGATGGTCACCAAACGGCGAGTAGAGATAACTTCATCGACCGCTTGTTCATCGTAGGCTTTACGAACACCGATAGCCCACTCGACCAGATTCTTGGTGAATCCGTCATCATTGACACCAAGCTCCTTGGCAACCTTGCCAAGAATTCTCAACTCAGCAGCTTTGGTAGGATAGGTCTGGTACAGGGTACGCTTGAAACGGTCAAGGAAAGCCTCGTTGAGTACGTTAGTACCAATGAAGCCACCATTGACATCGCCCTTACCCTTGGTGTTGGCAGTGGCAAACACAGTAAAGCCAGCCGCAGGCTTTACCCAACGAGACAGCTTCTTCAGGAAGATGCCTTTGCCTTCAAGAACAGACTGCAAACACATAATCTTGTTTGAAGCCAAGTCGATTTCATCCAGAAGCAAAACACCACCACGGTTCATTGCTTCAATGACAGGTCCGTCTTGCCAAACGGTATCACCATTAATCAGGCGGAAACCACCTAACAGGTCATCTTCATCGGTTTCGATGGTGATGTTCACGCGGAAATATTCGCGTTTCAACTTGGCACATGCCTGTTCAATCATCAGGGTTTTACCATTACCTGACAGACCAGTGATAAACATAGGGAAGAAGATGCCGGAATTTATAACGGCTTCAATACGCTTGAAGTTTTCGTGAGTAACGTATTTCTTGTCAACAGGCGGAATGAATCCATTACCAGCAGACAGAATCGCTACGTTTTCAAACACGTTGCCAGATTTGGCAACACCAGCAGACTTAACATTAGGCATATCAACTTCCTCACTTTGGGTTTCATTATTTTCAACAACTACATCATCAGCAACAGCAACAGAACCGCCAATGTCGGATTCTGCCAAAAGTTTTTTCAGGCTGTATTTTCCTTTCTGATTGGTCTTCGCATCAGGATGTTTGCGAATCCATACAAGACAACACTCTTTACCAAAGAGTTTGGTTCCCAAACTATACAGTTCATCCGAACTAATATTGGAATCGCCGCGATGCTTCACGAGAGTACCAAGCTGGCTTTTTTTCAGAGCAGAAAGGTTCATACTGTATCCTCACATAATCATAATAATTGAACATTCACAATACAAGTATAGTCGATTGAATGACCATTTCCAGTTTTCAGGCAACTTTTTTTATACCGTGTTTTCATAACAACCGAAATTCTTATAACCAACCGAAACCACATTACAAACAAGAACCATTATCATTTGAGAACCATTCTCATTAATCATTGGGGATTTCGTGCCATGTGATAATCCGTGTCAATACAGTGGCACTATTTCCTATTCCATACTGTGCATTCACTTCGTTGACAAGGCTATCAAAATCATCTAACGATTTTGGTGCGCCTCTATCGAATAGAACTAAATTGTCTATCCCAATATCAGGACTACTGTGATTATTCCATATCACAGTGTATTCAAAACTCACAAACAGGTTCATGATGTCTCCGAAATTTATTTTGCTGCCAAACAACGAGAAGCCAATTCTGAACCAACAATCGGTAAACAGTGTTCACACACCTTATTTTGGGAATCACCATCAGACTTGTTTTTTTCATGTTGCCCGCTGATAGCCGCCTTGAAGTTGCACCTTACCGCATGTAATGAGGCACTGTGCGCCAATGCCCATTCATACAATTCGTGATTTTCTCCTTCTTCACTAAGCTGAATTCTAGCTTTTAAGCGCAGCATTTCCTCACACTTCATATCAAGCCATTTGCCGAATGATTCAATATCAGTAACGCCAGTATGAACATGCCACTTATCCATTGGTGTTCCTGCCATTATCACAGATATTGGAATCATTCCAGCATCTTGCATTTTCTTATCCAATTCATTCATTTTGTTTTCTCCAAAAAAAGAGGCGGCTCCGAAGAACCGCCAACGGCTTGGTTAAGCAACACGCTCTACGAACTT